CGCCAGTTGCCGTTGACTGGCAAATTCGTCGCTTAAAAAATCCATCACTCGCTTCCGCTCGCTCAATCAAGTTGCAAGTGGTCACTGGCAGCGCGCAAGCCGAAGTTCCAGTTCGAGTCCCACGGAAAGTTGACCCAGTAGGAAGCGCGAGAGCCAGAGCTCGAGCCGCTCGTACGCGCGCCGCCTAACAAGACTCTCGTATTGGTATTATGGTACATCTGTCCGCGCCCGCCATTGACACTCCCCCACGCAAATCCGGACGCCTGAGTGCCGGTGTCGCTACCCCATATCCAATGGTGGCCCGTCGCCTGCTCAATCCCGTATTTACTCGTGTAGCCAGGGTTTCGCTGCGTCAGCGGATATGTCGAAGCTGTCGCATCGATTGATTGATTTTCAGTCACTCCAAACGCCGCATCAACAAACTCGCTTTCTCGTAATAAGCGTTTCCCGGCCGCGCGAGCCAGCTCATTAGCCGCCCACCATGTCATGTTCGTATAATTTAACGTTCCGTTGCCGCCGAACGCGATAGGGATTTTGGGCAAAACTGTACCTGACGCTATGTTTGTGCCGGATTTGCTAGTGCCATTTGCGGCTGTATCGGTCGAACATAGATATACATCCACCCATATGTCATTGACAAACGCCATACCCTTTGGCGACGGACATTTAGGTCTAAACCTTAAGTCCCATATTGAGTAGTGGTTGATGCCTGCAAGCTTGTCAACATCTGATTGAGTCCAAATCATGCCGGGGCCGGTTGTTGCGAAGGAGCCACCCGCTACCGTTTCACCGGTCGCAACCAGTCCGTAGTGGAAGCCGCCGATCAAACGACTATTTGATGCTGAGTATCCAGCAGGGTAGGTAAACGAGGAGTCCGCTCTGATGCTGCCATCCGAGCAGGCATAGACTGCGTAATCGACGCCAGAGGTCAGCGTTGGCATAAGAACAGCGGTATCTATAGTGATAGATACCAGGGCACTGCCTACGGCGATCCAAGTATCTGCTTTTACATTCAACGCCCCGGCGCCGACCTTTTCAAAAACAGGGCTAAATGAGTCAGCCTTATCAAACACCAGACGACTATTGGCCTGGCGACCGCTCGCGCTCGTCAATATAGTGATACCCATCCTACGCCCCTAACGTTACAGTGACCGCCGCCGACGTACCGGAAATAGCCGTCAATTTGACATACATGTAAGGCCACTCGGCGCTAATGTAGTCGCCCGCGCTGTCAGTTGTCGTGCCGGACAGAGCCATCGTAAGCAGTAGCGCGCCGCCGCTAGAAAATGAATTGTTTGAGCCGTATACCTCAACTGTCGCCGTCACAACGCCGGTGCCGCTTACGACTGACTGAATCGTGCGTCCTCCGGCACCGACAGCAACAAGCCCCCCTGTCTGCGGCGCATTTGCCGCGTCAAGCATCTTGACGACCGTTTTGCGCCGCTCGGCCTTAATGTCATAATCGGGATGTGTCATGTTTGCTCCTAAAAATCTGCCAGTCTCTCACGGGTAAATACCCGGTCAGCGCTGGTTTTAGTAAATTCAACATCGCCCACACCACTTGCAGCAGTCGTAGCGGGACTACCTAAGTCAAGATCGACCAACCCTTTGACATAGTTATCGAGCTTTTTAATCTCCCGCTCGAATGCTTCTTTAACCGGTTCCGGCGCTACATCGACGTGCAGCAAAAAACGCGTGATGTTAGCGGCAATGCGTGTCAGATCGGTTGATGATGTTGCAAGAGGCACTGTCCAACCCTTAGCGCGTAAGCGTTGATTAATCTCGGCATCGGCGGCATCAATAGCCGCATCCAATACGGCGTCATCGACCACGCCGGCGTTTTGACGGTCGGTGAGCTGAATTAGCTCAGCGTCACCGAATGCCTTCTTTAAATCTGCATATGAGCAATAGGGCATTGTTTGATGTCCGGTTGCATAAGGTGCGCACTGCGCACCTTATGAAGAAAATATTTCGGACGGGACATCTTGCCCCGTCCAGCGCAATTATTTCTTTCTGGCTTTTGCTGTGGAATTGTCACCGGCATCAAGTTCGTTACCGGTATCGGCTTTGTCACCTGCATCAGGTTCGTTACCGGTATCGACTTTGTCACCGGCATCAGGTTCGTTACCGCTATCGGTTTTATCAACGCCTACCATACCCGCAACAATAACCCCGGCCGCTAGAAGCTGCTCAAGCTGCTGTTCGGTAAAATCTTCAGCATCCAACTCATCACCGGGCTCATAATTAACGCCGTCATGGCATATATTATCCAGCGCCACCCAACCCGCTATTTGGGTGCTCATGACGCCACCGCATTATGGAAGTGATAGCCCGCCTCTTTAGCGATAATCAACTCGTCCAATTGCTCGACGACTTTAACGACTTGACCGCCCTTGACGCCTGTACCGGATTCCTGCCGCGTACTGGTTTGGCGATTGCCGAATTCCGCAGTCAAGGCAAAAAACGGCTCAACGAAACCTTGCACAGACTGTACATTCCGTGAAACGCGCAAAAACGACGCATGATTACCCCACAATGGGACTTTACTGGCGGCTTGGCCTTTTTTAGCAGCATTGGCAAAGGTCTCGCCGACATGGATTTCATCCAGTTCCAGCAGATCGGCGACCGCTTGTTTGGTCAATACGCCTTTAGCGGCCATTCCGCCTGCACCACTGGTACGGTTTAAGGCCATCGCCACCGCTTCAGGATGCATGCGTAAAAACCGCCACACACGCTTGTTAAAAACCGCCACATTGGGCCTGACGATCATGCTGTCCAGCACCTCCAAAATCTGCGTAATGGGCGTAGAATTAGTATGATCAGACCATTGGTCGGTGCCGCTTAACGTCGTCCGCAATCCCGCCTCATAGCTGTTTAAATCCTGATACAGATTGCTTACACGGCGCTCACGGCCAAGAGAGATCAAGATTGACAAGCCTGTTGTTGCGATGCTGAGCGGATCGAAGTTCGCACCGGCCGCCCGCGCAACATCAATATCTTTTTGCGGGATAAAATCCTCCAAGCCCCAGTCTTTTGTTCTCGCCGGTACATCATGTGCACCGAATTCCACCTGATTCGCTGCCGATTTACGGCCGATATGGGTATCAACCTCGGTAAACAGCACATCCGAATCCAGCTGCGTGTACATAAACAATTCGGCCGGAACGGGAACCCGAGGGCAAACCTGATCGGCAATCATCCCGGTGGGGGATGTGGCCAGCGCGATCTGACTAAGCCGCGGTTGTACTTCAAAGGGATAATTAGTAGCCATGATATGTCCTTAACCTTGCATAACACTGGGTGCGATGCGCATCCAGATGACATCGTTTAAAACGCCGGATACGGTTGCGTACCCAGCAATATGCGTATTAACACCCGCCGCCGGAGCCGCCGTAACCGCCAGCCCGTTAGCATCGGAAGTCAATTTGTCGCCGCGCGTCACCGTGCCGCCTAAACGCACCTCGACACAATCGTCAACAATAATGTCGGCACGATCGCCCAATACGCCGCCGATATTGCCATTACCGCCGATAATCAAATCAGTTGGGCCGGCGGCTGGAACAACAACCCCGTCCGCTGCTCCGAATTTAATCAGCTGATACGGATCAGTATCTGCCCCCAGTGCATAATTGATAGATTCGCCTTCTCTCATGACTTCACCTTGTCCACATTGGCAGTAACGGCATCGACCGCATCAGCCGTGCTGATATGGATGCCGAATTCAAGTTGCTTGGCTTGATAAGCGACGGCCCGTTGCGCAATCGCTTTATCGCTGACCGCCTGGGCTTGCTTGTCATGACCGGCAATCTCGCCGAATTCCACTTGTTTAGGCAGCTTGGCTAAAAACTCTTTCCGGAACCAGTCCAGTCCGTTGATTTTAGTTTTAGCGTCGCCCTCGCCGAACTCGATCACATCGGCCGGTTTTTCAGCGGCCATAAAAGCCACCAAGCCGTCTTTATCGCGCGGCAATATCTTGCCTTCGGTGATCAGTGATTCTACAAAGGCGCTCGTGGCGCTCAATTTTGTAGCAAACTCGATTTGCGCAAGCTTGGCTTCGCGCTGGCCGAACTCGGCTTCTTTGGCCGTCAGCTGCTCTTGTTGTGCAGCAATGTCTTGCTGCTTTTTATCTAGTTCCGCCTGTTTAGCGGCGATTTCTTCGGGGGTCATAGTGGCTCCAGGGTTTGAGGGGGTAGCGGTATCGGCCTGCGCTGCGCTGCCGGTTGTTTCGGATTCGCCGAATTCGATAATGATTGCATCGCCGCCATCTGCAAATTCCGGCGCAGCCAGCCCTTGTACGGCAGGCGGGTGCGCACCCAGAAAGCCCACATGACGCAGGTAATACACGCCGGGGACGGGGTTGTTAGGACTATCGGGATGGTAAAAAGCGGCGGAGATTTTTGGGAACAACTTATCGTTGACCATTTGCCCGAAGGCCGGATAGACATCTTTGGGGATCGCCGACAAAATGCCGTCGGCAAACGCCAACGAGGCTACCCAGCCAAATGCGGGGCTATCGGTCTGGGGATGACCGACCACCAACGGCGCATCTTTCAGCGCTGGGTCATAGGCCGTTGCGGTCGCAACAACATCGGCTTCGGAAAACGTCAGCGCATCACCACTCATCGTAGTGTGCGTGCCGGGCTTAAAAATTTGGATGAGGTTATTTTTTTTCATGGCGCTCAGTGTAGCGGCCATGAATGAACGGGGGCATCCGAAGTCGTTCGGAAGGGGATTTTAGCGGGGGACGTGTGACACTATAGCAAAATACAACCTGAGCAACCAACGCAAATAAGGGTTCCGACCATTTATAAACGCGCAGACGGGGCGTTTAATCAATTAACGATGCGATACAAGCGTTGAGGTTGATTTGCAGCTGTACGCGGTTTTACTTAGACCCAACCAACCCAGGAGACACCATGACTATCCCATACGTTTCAGAACAAGTCGCTCATGAAAAAGCTCTGGCGCTGGCTGCCCAACTGGAGGGCTTAGCGATTAGCCAAGCGCTTTACATCCTCCAGGAACTCACCCCGCAGTTAATCACCAATAGCCATCGTATTACCAAAGACGCCATTATCGCTGCTGGAGAGCAATTACTTTCTGGCGGCAATACGTGTCGGCGCATAACGCCCTGGTAAAGGGCGCGCATGAATGAAACCGAACAACGCGCTGAACTTTAGGCGCGTCCCGTTGACCAGAGAGTTATACCCAATACGCACAGGCAGAACTATGAATAGAATCATCAACTGGATAAGAACCGGCGACGCAGTTTAATCATATATTTTCGTTTTCGGTTTTGATGCAAAACGATGCTACGGACATAAATTCACGGTCATCGACAACTTTAGAGCCTATCTTTAAGACATCCCCTACCAGTAACACCGGTGCGAACCGTTCGGTGAACATTGGCATTGCCTTTAATGTGGCAGCAGGCAAGCGATGCGCATCATGGATAACCAACGCCGATGGCCCACTGAACTGCAACGCGCTATCAAAAGCTTGCAGCCACTCTTGGCGGCTTCTACAGCCACTGCCTGGAATCCAGCGCTGAACCAAATTTAAATCCGAGTCCTCCGTATCGGCATCGGTTTCATAGAGATTGACTTTCAGCTTTCCCTTGGACGGTAAAGCTTCTACGACCCAAAGCCCACCTTTTTCGTGAATTTTTTCAATCGTGACTTGTTCAATATTGATCCACTGCATCATGTTGTTCCCCAGTTAAAAAGATTGATAGTAAATGCTAGTTAAACGCTTATGTTCATGTGCTTAGTGGGGCGTTTTAAGCCCTTTTTTTCCTCCCTTGTTGCGCCTCATCCTTGTTGTCCGCTTTGGCGGCTATAAAGGCCATGCGTTTGATGGCCTCCTGATCCTCCTTTGCACAATGCTCTAGATTATCTACATGTGCAGCTATATCGGGACTAAGCACCCGAGCGCCGGGTAGATTGCCTGAGTGAATACCGGTCAGGATGTATTGCACGTCGGCACCGGCTGCGGCTAACCCTGCAAAAAAACTTGCCATCGGCTCTCGCTCCCCCGACTCATAATTGCAATAGGTTCGCTTCGCAACCCCACCAATTTCAGCCATTTCGGCCTGATTTTTATCAAGCCTCAATCGCTCATCTAATAATCGCTTCGAAATATTGCACATATATTCATCTTTAACCTGTTGACAAGTTGTACATTCGTGCAATAATTAACTCAACACGAACACAAACCAAACACTGACCAACTTTAACCGGAGCTAGTCATGACCACACAAACCTTAACCCAAGATGAGCACAAATTCCTTGCCCTTTTAGATCAAGCGTCTCCTGCTGACCGGAACTTTATCCAAATAGCAACCCACTTCTATGCCCGCAAATCCTGGACACCGGCGATGCAGCATCATCTGACCGTATTGGCCGCGCTCTGCGTTGCCGAACCAGCGTCAACGAAGCCAGTGTTTTCTGGTTGCCGTTGCACACGGCCCTCCAACCAAGACGCCGCTTAAACCAAACACTGACCAACTTTAACCGGAGCGAGTCATGGCAACACAAACGCAAAAAACACCCGACGAGGTCAAAGCCGATTTTCTGGCCAGAGGCCTCACCATTTCCGGCTGGGCCCGCTCAAACGGCTATAAGCCGCGCGAAGTGTCCCTGGTGCTAAACGGCCAAGTCAAAGGCCGTTACGGCAAAGGCCACGATATAGCCGTGGCCCTGGGCATTAAACCGCACCCCGACCAAGCCGCCGCTTAATACGTATCCCTACTTACGTCACTTTACCTAAATAAAACTACTGAGGACACCCCTATGAGCACTACCGATCAATCCCTAAAAAACACGCAGCTTTCCCCAGTGGATGCGAAAGCTATCTCCGATGCATTGATGCCTACTTATTTAGTAAACGCAAAGCGCCTGCAAGCTCTGCGTGACCAGATTGCCAGCCTTCGTCAGGGTGCGAGCTGCCCAGCTGATCCAGGTCTTTTGCCAGGGCTTCAAGGTTTACGTAGTCTTGCGCGGCCAGATGGTGCGCTAACGCCGTATACGCACTGCTTTGCACCGCCTGCGCCAGCGAAATTCGCGACATTTCGGCAAGCAGTTGTTCGGCTATGTTCGCGATTTGTTCATTGGCATTCATAAAGCTCTCTCATTTTTTAAAAGTTAATTTACCGAGGATTTAGCCATGCCCCAACAACCCAACACCCCAAGCCTGCCCAAAGTAATGCATGTCCGATTTCTGGAGATTATCGCCAGCGACATCAACGACCTGATCAACCGTAAAGCAGATAAACCGCTGTTAAAAGCCAATCTCCGTGTATTGCGCGGCCTAATCAGTAGCTTGGCGCTCGCTTACGCCGATCAATACTGCGAGCGTTCTCAGTATTTTTCGCCGCAGCTTGAACAACTCAGATCGCTCTTGCCCAACGCCATCGATGACCAGGTGGACTGGCTGAGCGCCCTACTTGCCGCGCAGCAATTTGTAGCTCGCGAATTAGACCAGATTAAGGAGTAATCAACATGCCCCAACCCAGCGCAACCCCATTACAAACTGCCCAAGCCAAGCAATTGGCCGCCCGGCGCAAAATCCAGAATCTACCCCAACAGCCGCCAAGAGCCGCGCTACCGGATACTATCAACTGGCACGACCACTACCTAAAACGGGTGGCGAAATGAGCACAGCGCATAATGCCTTAGGCTTTTCGCCTGACGATGCCGTTATTGGCAATAACGCTAAAGCCAGCCCTGATGTTATGGATATGGTAGAGCGCATGGTTCAAGAGGGCACGCGCAAAAATGGACGCCGGATCACGAGTCACCGGGAGGCTTTGCGAGTTGTGCAAGACGTTTTTGCCATGACACAACATCCATCTCACGAAATCCCTTGGGTTCACCCTTCGAGTAATCATCAAGCCACTCCTGTAGCTCACGAATCGCCATCTCTGCATGCTCAGCCGGAAAAGCCTGCATTAGTACACCGACCAGTGCATTTAGCTTCCAGATATAGCCTGAGTCGCTTTCCTGTACCCGCTCCAGTTCGTCGATTCTATCGAGCAATGGCTGCTGGGCTTTTTCAATTTCGTGCTGTATGGCGGCAAGAATGATCGGATTCATCGTGTTTCCCCAAGTTGATTTAAGTCGGGGTTATTTTCGCATTGTGCAACGCCGTCGCGATATATGCAAGATTGGTTTTTGTTTGGAAGCCGCTCAGGAGTGCTATCCCCAATGAGCCAGCGAAATTGGAAACGGACGCAACCCCGCGATTTACGGGACGCGATGGACTTATGCCTGGAATACGCGAAGGTCAAGCATAACCGTTCCGTTGACACCGTTGCTGACCTGATGAGCTTAGCCAGCAAATGGACGCTGTATAAGTGGATACAGGAAGCCAGCATGCCGGCCCGATCGATAAAAGGCTTTGAACACGCCTGCGGCATTGATTACGTCAGCCGCTGGTTGGCGATGAGCGGCAATAAGCTGGTGATCGATATACCCAAAGGTCGCAAAGGCGGGCCGGAGGACATTCAGGCACTGCAATCCGCCAGCCATGACGCGATCGGAGCCCTGATGAAATTTTACGAGGATAAAAGCAACGCCGAGGAAACTTTGGCAGCACTACAAACCGCCTTGGAGCGCATGGCTTGGCACAAGGGCAATGTTGAAAAATATAGGCAGCCAGAGCTGCCGTTTGATGAGGAGTAATGGCTATGAATAAAGATGATTTGGCATACGCACTCGCTAAACAGCTACCGAGCATGGAGCGGGGCTTTGAGATCGCTACTTCTTACGGCACGTTTACCATTGAAGCCGAGGATTCCGCCCCGGTCATTAAAGCGCTGACCAAAATACTGGCACGCAAACTGGCCACATTGGCAAAGGCTTAAGCATGGCTACGCAAGATATTAAAAGCGCGGTCAAAGTGTTTGCGGTGCTGGATGTACTGCTACGCAACTTCGCGCACGGGTTCAGCCCTAAAGAATTGATCGAAGCCACCTGCTTTAGCGGCACCGACATTACTCGCTATGTCAATACACTGGTACAGGTGGGGTATGCCGAACGCATTCAGGACACAGGCAGAATTAGGCCGAGCGAGCGATTGGCGAGGCAGGCGGTACTGATATTGAATTCACTTAATGCCGCCGAAAAACAATTGGCGGAACTCAATCAACGTATTAACAGGATGTAATGATGAGCAATACCACCACGCCCGATAATGCATTAACACCTACGCAAGAGGCCAATGTTCAGCAACTGGTTGAAGCCGGTAACCAGATGTCGCTTGCCAATGCCGCAGTTATGCAGAGTTTTGATGTAATCAAGTCCCTGGGCCGTATTGAGGCCGCTAACTTTTTTACGACCGTCGGAGATAAGTTAATTGCAGAAACGGCCATAAATATCCGTGATGGCAAGCAATACAAGGGGTTGCCGTACAAAGACGAAAACGGAAATCTCCGACAGGTCGGAGATTTCCCAGAATTTTGTAAAGTTTTCCTGGGTAAATCATACACCAGAACAATGGAGTTAATTGGTAATCACAATTTATTGGGCGCTGATTTATACGAGCAAGCAGAACGCCTCGGCTTTCGCCAACGCGACTACAACGCGCTCAAGACATTACCAGCCGATGACCGCCAAATCATCGCCCTGGCAATAGAAGCCGAAGACCTGGACAAAGCCCTAGACCTGATGCAACAACTCGCCGCCAAGCACCAGCGCGAGAAAGAGGCGGCAGCCAATGAGCTGGCAAAAGCGACAGCATCGCTGGTGGATCTTGACCTTATCGTCAAAAATAAAAACGAATTGCTCAACCAAGCCACGGACAAACTGGTTTTGCTGGAAGCCGCCAAACGCACAGAAATCTCTGAAGTGTATATGCCGGGGCATGTTCAATTGACCGCCCTGCAAGATTATACGCGGCGTCTGACATCGATGATTACCGCCACGCTAAACAGCGAAATTATCAAGCTGTATAAAGAATTTGAAGGCCAGCCGCCCAAGCATATCGAACTGGCGGCACGGCAGTCGGTTGGGCTGATTGTTACCGCCGCTTACGGTGTCGCCGAAAACATGGGTTTTGAACCGATTATGGAGCCTGAACAGGCGGCAGACGAACCCGGCAGGGCTGAAGCCAAGGCATTTGAAGCGTATATGGCGACACAGTGCAATACGGCAGAGGATTTTGATGATTTTTTTGACGATGCCCCCGCTAAGGTAAAACCGACGAAAAGGGCGCAACCTGTCGCCGATACTGACACTGGCGAATAACCATGCATCCCGCCTATATACAGCAGTTGGTAGGCATTGCCGACGCGGTGGCGGCGGCAGCTCACGGCGAGAAAGAAACGATTTATCAACGCGCTTGTCAGCAGCTTAGCACGAGCCGAGGCACGCTACTCAGGCACCTGAAACAAGTCGCCGTCAGTAAGCCGCGCAAGCGTCGGGCCGATGCCGGAACGGTTACGTTGAGTCAAGCCGATGCTGACATTATTTCGGCCTATTGCATGGAGGGCTACCGTAAAAACAACCGCAAGATAACGTCACTAAAAGAGGCGATCCAAGTGCTGAGAGACAACGGGGAAATTATCGCAGCGACGTTGGATACGGCAACGGGTGAACTGGTGCCGCTGTCCGATTCGGCGATTGCTCACGGCTTGCGCACCTATAACCTGCATCCCGAGCAGCTGCGCCAGGCAACACCGCATACTAATTTGCAATCGCTGTACCCTAACCATGTGTGGCAGGTCGATGGCTCTGTGTGCGTGATTTATTACCTGCCCGACGGCGGCAGCGAGCTAGTGGAGCTGGACGACGCTGTGCATTACAAAAACAAGCCGCAAAATTTAAAGGCCATTGAGCAATTCCGGGTGATCCGCTATGTGGTCAGCGACCATGCCAGCGGGGTGATCCGCTACCGCTATTACCCGCACTCAGAGAGCGGCGAGCATACCGTGCGGTTTTTAGCCTGGGCGATGGCCCCCAAGCCCGGCAATGATCCGTTTCACGGTGCGCCAATGATTGTGATGGTCGATCCGGGCGCGACTTCAGGCGGCTTGGTGCGGCGGTTCTGCCAACGGATGGGTATTGAGCTGATCGTCAACAAGCGGCGCAATCCACGGGCCAAGGGCAGTGTGGAAAAGGGCAACCATTTGGTGGAAACATCGTTCGAGCAGGCATTGCGCTTTATGAAAAAACGCCCAGCCGATTTCGATCAGCTTAATGCCCTGGCGGAAACCTATCAGCTTTGGTGGAACGCGACCAAGGAGCACAGCAGGACTAAACGCACCCGGTTTGCGGTGTGGCTGACCATTACTGCCGAGCAGTTGCGCATTACCCCCAGTGCCGAGGTGTTGCTGAGTCTGGCAACGGATGAGCCGATTAAGCGCCAGGTACGCGGTGATTTAACCGTATCGTTTAAAAACCGGACGTGGAAAGTCGACCACGTCCCTGGCGTGTACGTAAAGAGCGACGTGTTTGTGCATTGGCACCCGTTTATGGTCGATACCGCGATGGCGGTGATCTGGGGCGAGGATGGGCAGGAGCAGCATATTGCGCTGTATGAAGATAATACCACTGCGCTGGGGTTTAGGCAGAGCGCGGCGGTGATCGGCCAGGAACACAAGGCCAAGCCGGACACGGTTGCGGACACCAACCGCAAGCGTATTCATCAGCTGTCCGCCGGTACCGACACGCTGGCCGCAACCGAGAAGAAGCGCGACAACAAGCATTACACGCCGTTTGATGGCCGGATTGATCCGCTGTTGGCGTCTAAGCAGGAACTGCCGACGTTTATGGCTAAGCGCGGCACGGCGCTGGGCATTCAGACCCCGACTGTCGAGTTGCTGCGCAAGAATATAGTGCAGTCAGCTGTATGGCTAAAAGGGCGACTGGGCAGCGAATATCAGCCGGAGTTGCTTGCGGATGTGCAGGCACGGTTTCCCGAAGGAGCGACTGATGAGGATTTAGAAACGATGTTGGCTGATCTGGCGGCGGGTAGAGCTGCGACCGGTCGGGCTAAATTACAGGTGGTTTAACCGTCATTAAACGAAGATAAAACGATGGACAAAATTGATAAAAACAAAATTGAGCAATACATGCTGAATCATGAAATCAAAAGTGTTGATGCAATGCTAAGGATGTTTACTGCAATGCAAAAAGCTTTACGGAATATTTCAATCGATATACAAAAATTACAGGAAAACGAGTGTTTGGAAGATGACTATGAATGGGATTAGTAGCACGTAGGATGTGCTGAACAGAGTGAAGCGCATCAATCGCGACCGATGCGCTAACCAATCAATACGAAAGAGATAAGAACATGGCTGAAAAGATAAAACCTCTATCGGAACACGCCAGAACGGAGCTGCGGCACATTAAAGCAAATCCGATGCCTCGTAACTCAGTTAATCCGGGCGAAGTAGGTCGGCTATTACGGGAATCGTTAGTCGAATCGGTGATGATGACTTCCCCGTTTCCTACACATAAAGGACGAGACATCGAGCATTTGAGGATTACCGATGCTGGGCTAATCGCTTTGACACACAACTAACAACAACCCCACCTCAACCAAAGAGATAAGGCAATGGCAAAAACAATCATCATCGAAGACCTCGATAAAAAGACAGAAAGCTTTGAAGTCAAGGTGCTTAAGTTTCAAACACCGGATGAACAGGATGCCGCTGACACGTCGGCAATATTAATCGGCGACCATCTCGCTGCCGCATTGGCTCATAGCATTTCGAAGATGCAACCAAAGACGACAGCGTTACCCATGCAATCAGCGTCTCGACACTAACATGCTGGCGCTAAAAAACCTACTGCTAAGCAACGGCATCAGCCAAGCGCAACTGGCCCGCGATCTGATGGTATCGCCCGCTTTGATAGCACAGCTGTTGAATCATGAGAAATGGCCGACCAGCCTCGATAAAAATAACCTGAAAGGCGTGATTACCGAAGTGCTGGCCAACCGAGAAATTGCCGTTGACGCGGCAATGTTTGAAGCGGTTGCGGATTCCGAGTCCGCGGCCTTTGTCACCCCCAACCCAGAGAGTATTGATATGTTACTACGCAAGCAAACCCTAACACCAGCGGCAAGAAAACATTTCGCGTTATTTCGCGATCCTTTTAATGAAGACGTGAACGATGCCGAGGATGTGTTTACCTCGCCGGACATCCGCTATGTGCGCGAGTATTTGTGGACCACGGCCCGGCATGGCGGCTTTGTCGCGGTGATCGGGGAAAGCGGTTCCGGCAAGACCACCTTGCGCCGCGATTTAAACGACCGCATTGCCCGCGAGGAAGCGCCGGTGATTGTAATCGAGCCGTATGTATTGGGCATGGAAGACAACGATGTGCGCGGCAAAACGCTAAAGGCTTCGGCGATTGCCGACAGCATTATCCTGACCTTGGCTCCGCAGGAGAAGCCCAGGATGTCGATGGAAGCCAAGAGCCGCCAATTGCATCGCATTCTGAGAGACAGCAAGCGGGCCGGATTCAACCACTGCCTGATTATTGAGGAGGCGCACGGGCTGCCTATTGCCACGTTGAAGCACCTGAAGCGCTTTTTCGAGCTGGAGGACGGCTTTAAAAAGCTGCTGTCTATTGTGTTGATCGGCCAGACTGAGCTGAAAATAAAACTCAGCGAACGCGCGCCCGAGATACGGGAAGTGGTGCAACGCTGCGAGGTGGTCGAGCTGCCGTCCTTGGATGCGCAGTTGGATCAATACCTGGCATTTAAATTCCAGCGTATCGGTAAGGCCGTTGATGAGATATTGGACAAAGACGCGCTGGATGGCATCCGCGAGCGGCTGATTTTTTCTAAATCGACCAAAAACATGCGGGAATCGGTCAGCCTGATGTATCCGTTGATGATCAACAATCTGGTGACCGCATCGCTGAATATGGCGGCCACGCTGGGCTTACCTAAGGTGAGTTACGATTTGATTAAGGAGTCTTGAGATGACCAGAGCGACATTAATTAAAGCCAAGTTCAAAGCCCGGCCAAAGCTTGAGCTGCCGGCCAATAAACGGTTTTTCAGGCGTCTTGGTAAACGTTTCGCGGCGCATCGACGTCTTTATATCGGACTCCAGGCCCCGCAGTTTGCCTGGATCAAATAGTTTTTACCGGAGATAACGATGAAAAGCTATGAGCTCATCGGCACACACCACGATCCGGCAGCCGTTGAACAGGTTCGGCGGGTTGTTAACAAACTCGCTTTTCTGGGGCTGGTCATCATCAATGCGCAACCGGGCCGAACGCCATCCATCCAGGTGCAGCCTAATGCGGCCACGCGCCTGCTGGAGTCGGCCTATACCGGCCAGGGCAGCAAGGCCGGACAGATGTACCGGTCTTATGCGGCGGTGGTCGATGGGATAAAGATCGTTTGGCATAAGCCGATGCGGGCGCCGGAAGCATCGAAAGTCATCCGCTGGCCGGGGCAAGGCTATCGCCGGGCTGCACGTTAACCCTACCTACATTTTTTTAACCTGAGGAATACATGATGTCAGAACAACACGAAATACCTGTCGGCTATCTAAAAAACAGTCTGGGCCATCTGGTGCCGCTGCAACTGGTCAGCGAGATCGATAAACTCCGCAATGATTTAGTGATGGAGATTATCGGCAAGGTCGCCGATTTGCGCGAGCTGCTGGGCGGGTTTAAGGCGGATACCTTCGGCGAAATACAGGCGTTTGCCGAATTGTCCGCCGAAAAATACCAGGTCAAGCTGGGCGGTATCAAGGGCAACGTCACGCTGTGCTCGTTCGACGGACGCTATCAGATCAAGGTGTCTCAGGCGGACATCAAGATATTCGATGAGCGCCTGCAAGCGGCTAAGAAGCTGGTCGATGACTGTATTCACCGCTGGGCTGAGGGCAGCCGGGTGGAGATTATCGCGTTGGTTGAGCACGCCTTCCAAACCGACCAGGAAGGCAAAATCAGCCTGGGCCGGATTTATACGCTGTTGCAATACGATATTCAGGATGCGCAATGGCAGTTGGCTATGCAGGCGCTGCGCGATTCCATGCAGGTGGTCGGCACTAAAGCCTATTTGCGGATTTATGAGCGGAATACTGAGGGCAAGTTTGACCAGTTGGCGCTGGATATTGCGGGGGTATGAGCATGATCAATCAAAAAAATATAACCCGCCCGGAAATCGCAAAACTGTTGGGCATTTCCGCTCCCTCGCTGTGCAAACTGATCTCGATGAGTGATTTTACTATGCCTGGCCCCGTGGGTCGGCGCGGACGCGCGTTGGCATACAGCGAACCGGACATTATTGCCTGGATTGCGACTAAGCCCCTGTCCACGGTGCGCTGGCCGCAATCGGAAAAAGCAGAGCCTGCGCCGCCATTGGATGCAGGCTGCGTCAGGCTGTTTTTGTCCGGGGGCGTGGGGGTATCAAAAGCGCAATACAACCGCAACCGGCTGCGCAAAATTGCCGCCAAACACGGCCGGGGTAAAACCCAGCGTGTCGAGGTAACCGGCAACGACGATTATCACGGCACACGCGATGCCTGGGCGGGGCTGGTGTAATGTCCAATAACTGTTCGGTGTCATGCCCGTACTGCGGCAAGGACGTCGACATCATCCAATCCCTGGAGCTACAGGCGGGCAATGGTTGGGCGGCGCTGTTGTCAGAATTACCGATTAGCCTGATCGGTGCGCTGTTTCGCTACCTGGAGCTGTTTAAGCCGACTAAACAGGCGCTGCGCATGTCGCGGCGGCTGGCGCTGACCGAGGAGCTGATGCCGATGATCCGGTCTGGCCAACTGACCCGCAACGGCATTGTTTACGCGATGCCCGCGCAGGCTTGGGAAGCGGAAATGATGCGGCTGGTCAGCAATAAACCCGCATCGTTAGTGCTGCCGCTGAAATCCAACGGTTATCTGCTGTCGATCATGGTCGGCCGGGTCGAGAAAAATCTGGCGGCGGAGGAAGCCAGACAGATCGAGGCGCAGCGCAACCGGGGACAGGTCGGCGTACAACACGGGATGCAATCGGTGGGTGCGGTGGTCGACAAAGCGGCGGCACCCAAACCGGAACCTAAACAAAAATCCGCCCCGCCGCAAGGCTGGCAGGGCAAAGCAAAGAGGCCATCACATGAATCGTAGACACTACACACCGCGCTCTGAGATAGACAATCGCAAAAACTACTATACTCTGCTGCAAGTCGGCAAAACCGATCTAGGCTGGGGCGACGAGTTCTATTACGGCATCTGGCTGCCGATGCAGGGCGCTACCCTGAAAAACGGCAAATACTCGGCTTCGACGCTGTCGATCGGCCAGTTGTGCCAGGCGGTCGAGACCATGAAAAAATCCGGCTTCAAGGTCAAGCACAGCAACGATAAGTCGGCGCGTAAGCTGGCCGGCGATGCGCAATCCCAGAAAATCCGCGCCTTGTGGCTGGACATGCACAACCAGGGCATTGTCCGTAATCCGTCCGAAGCCAGTTTGGCGGCCTATGTTAAGCGCTTGACCGGCGTTGAGGCGCTGCAATGGCTAACCACCGGGCAAGCCGGCGGGGTGATTGAGGCGCTGAAAAAATGGCAAAACCGCGTAAAGCCTGCTGCCGTATAAGCTATGTCTATCGCTCTGTTTGATTTTGATGATGCATTGATCCCGCGCCAGCTGCGGGAGATTGCGGACAATACCGACCAGCGCACAGCGCTGGTGCTGCTGGAGCTGTATCCCGGCTCGCATGTGTATGTGCCGCCGGAACCGGTCGAAGGACATCGGCTGTTTGATAAGCTGACGCTGGCCGAGTTTAGCAAGCTGTGCGCGGTGTATGGCCAGTGCGTGCTAAAGATCGCCAGGGCAGATAAGGCGATCAGAGAGCAGCGTAACCAGCGTATTTTGCAGGATTATTACGTTAACCGGATAAGCCAAGGCGACATCGCGATCAAATACGGCGTCACCGAGCGCACCGTGACCAAGATTTGCAACGCGGTGGCGATTTCGCCGCAGACGGATTTGTTTAAGTAATGCAGCGTGACGGGGTTTGGCAGGAGATCGATTCCAACGACTACCGTACCCAAAATGGGTACGGTAGTCTGGAAGAAACACTGGCGTAGGCTGGTAAATTCAACCGAAGTCAAAATGACTTCGACTGACCAAGGACAAATAATGAACCCAAAGACATCTAAAATATTGCTCCAGATACTCAGGATATGGGTTATCGGCGGCACCTTATTAAGCGCTTATTTTCTTTATAGCGGTTATGCGGTGCGACAACAGCAAGCTGAACTTCAGGCCAATCTTGACCACTTGGTTAATATACTTAAGGATCCCGAGCCTATCCGATCAGACCAAATCAACATCGACTCCGTTCAAGCCGTTCCACCAGTTCCACCAGTTCCAGTTGACGCTGGCAATATATTTAGAGACCCAACCCAACCGCAGGTTGTAGTTAGCGATAAGCATACGGATAGGGAAGCCCGGGGCCTGCTTAATCGGGCCGCCGATAGACTAGAGGCGGCTCACATAAATTACGAAAAACAGGATATGCCCATCGATGCAGAGCTGACTGCCGGATTGCAAGACGCTATCAGCCCTCATATTGAAGGTAAAACCCGGCGATTACAAAATAATCTCAGCAGCTCAACACAGTCGCCGCTGTCGAAACGCTATCCCATTATTGAGCGTGATAGCCACGGAAGAATAAAAAGAAGCGAGGCAGCTAAAGATGATTTTAAGCGCATGTCGCCATGCCCTGCTAATGGACATATAAGCGGCCCTTGCCCAGGTTATGTAATTGATCATGTCACGGCTTTGGCGTGTGGCGGGGCTGACGCTCCAAGCAATATGCAGTGGCAAACGGAGTCAGAAGGCAAAGCCAAGGACAAGTGGGAAAGAAAAGATTGCGCAACCAGTAATCCAAGTAATTACTCATATTTTCAAAGCTATTCGGTGAGTTCAAGCCCTGCGTCATCGAATGTAGGTTACTACACAGGCAAAAGAGGCGGTTGCTATAAATTAACCGCAAGCGGCCATAAAGATTATGTCGATCACTCTTTTTGCCGTTAATCGCAAAGTTTGACAAAAAACACCCCGAGGGCTAATCTAATTGTGCGCTGGCAAAATCCAGCGCACTGAGATTGGCGTCTCGGTAATTCCCCGGCACATGGCCGCTACATGCGGTTTTTTTGTGCCTACGTTTCAGCTCTTCATTATGTCGGGCTGGGCAGGCAGCCCCTAAAAAGGCTGGCCGGCGGGGAACCGGTACGCCAACCTGTCCAGTCCGGCACCCATGATTGGCGTCATGTTGCCGGGTTTTTAACTTTCCCAAGGAATTTAACATGAATACGGCACTACAAACCTTTTCGTTCCAATCCCATCAATTAACTGTCATTACTGACGAACACGGCGCATCGTGGTTTATTGCCAAAGAAGTTGCTGAAATTCTCGAATACAGCGACGCATTCGAAATGACAAAAAAGCTGGATGAGGATGAAGTTCAAAACCTGCGAATCGCCGGTTTTGGAAATCGCGGCGTCAATGTCATTAACGAATCAGGATTATGGTCATCAGTCCTACGAAGCACCAAACCCGAAGCCAAAACGGTTAAAAAATGGCTTACCTCAGAAGTCCTTCCAGCCATCCATAAAACCGGCAGCTATAACGCCCCCAACACTGAAGCGCAAAAGCTAATGGAGATAAAAGACCAATTACTGGACTCGCAAAAACAATTGCTGGCCTCGCAACAGTACAGCCATGAGGCTTTCAAGGAAAAAACCAACGCCTATATCGAGCATTTGACCCAGCAAAACAAGCAGCTTAATTTTAGAGCCAATATCAACGCAGAGAGCAATAAGCGAAACCGCGAGGAATTGGCGCGGGCGGTACGCGCTCAGCGTCCGATTGCCGCCGCCGAGGAGAAGGAAATTGCGGAATGGCACGCGCAGGGCTGGACGGTGCATAACTTAGCGATCCATTTTTATCGTAATGCCGGTATTATTCGCCGCTCTATCCGTAATCAAGGAGGTACGGTATGAGCACCGTTATCGATTTCCCCTCGCTCTATACGCCCGCTGAAACTAAACAGACGGCTCACTCTCACTATTGCATGACCGAAGACCATGAATTTTCCCTCTACGAAACCAAAAACGCCCTTAAAGGCATTATTCATTTGGTCGATAGCATCAAGCCGGGCAATACGTTGCAAATCAACCCGGAAGAAATATCTGCGTTACTCTCGTTATTAGAAGCGCGGTTACCTAATTCGAATGATATGGAGTTTATTTCCCGTTAATTTCACTTGGAGTTCAAGGCTAGCCTTGAGCTCCATCCGCCGCAAGATTCACTTCTTCCGAAGCGCTTCGGATACCCGCTAACCCCTTAAATTCATAAACTAGCCCCTTCTTTCAAGGGGAACTTTATGAGTATTCGCCGCGCTGCTGCGCACATCAGATTTTTAATCATCCATTGTTCCGCATCGCCGAACGGCAAGCCGTTCGCGGCGGGGGATATTGACCTATGGCACAAGCAGCGCGGTTTCAAGCGCGATATGTCGCTATTTCCCGAGCACAGCCCCCGGCTTAAATATATCGGCTATCACTTGGTCAACCGCGTCAACGGAGTGGCTGAGTGCGGACGCTATGAGCTGGAAACCGGCGCGCATTGCGCTGGCTATAACGCTAACGGTATCGGCATTTGCATGGTCGGCACCGATGCGTTCAGCCTGGAACAATGGGCGACGCTCAAGGCGCAAGTCGAAATTTTCAAAAAACGCTACCCCGGTATTACGGTGCTAGGGCATCGCGATACTTCACTCGATACCAATGGCAATGCCCGTGTCGATCCGCAGGAATGGTTAAAGACGTGCCCTGGGTTTGATGTGGGCGCTTGGCTGGCGGGCGGCATGGCGCCGATGGTTGGGCATATTTTGCCGGGGAGCCACTGATGATGGCGTTTGTTGTGCTGTTTTGCCGGGCCTTGCGGGCAGGCGAATCGCTTGCCAACGCGGCAACATGGAAACAACGCCAGCTGCGGCTTAATGCGCTATTGCCCATTATTTATTTGCTGGCGCACTATCTGCCGATCGATTTATCGGCCGTCGATGTTGACGCTGTCGCGACCGGCATCGGTATGATCGGCGGGGCCTTGGTTAATGGCTATTTAACGCTGGCCACGACGACAAAGATTGGCTTTGGCGGCTTGCGGGGTGAGTCATGATGATTCTATTTGCTGTTTGGCTGGGTGTTGTACTGATCCTGGTTATTGTTGCGCTCATTTTCCGTGCTATGGCGGAGCAGAATAAGGCTGAGGCGGATCGCCAGCGGCAGCGCGCCGATGATGCCGAAGCTGTCATTAATAACCGCCGGCAGTTGGATACGGCGCTGGAAACGCTTCACGAAACCCACCGCGAGGAAACTATCGATGCTACAAACCCGACACATTTGGCTGTTCGTGACGATTTTACTAATGCTTGGTCTGGCGCTGAGCGGCTGCACGACGCCGGAACCGATCCGGATCATGCAGCAAGCGCTGCCACTGCCGACTCGACCGGCGCTGCCGTCCATTTCGTCAACCGACCTGACTTGCGTTAGCGATGTTGTTTACGAACGCCTGGCTACACGCAATCGGCTGCTGCGGCAGTATGCCGAAGAGCTGGAAGTCATTATTAAATCAACCAATAAGATAAGAGATCATCCGTGACTGATCATATCGATAGCGCCAACGATTTGGCGCAATTAAATACTGAATCCGCGTTATATGTGCATCAGCGCGATAAAGATACAACCAGGCAAATCTGGTTGGGCGGCGTAGTGGTCTGCATAGACTGCGAGATGGCGATTCCGTCGCCACGTTTACTTGTTATTCCCGATTGCGCACGCTGTATTGATTGCCAAACGGCCCACGAAATAAGGGCAAGACAATGAACGCAATGACGGTGACGTTTGATGTATGGGATTTGCTGAAAGCTATCGGTCCGCTACTGACCGCATTTGTAGTGGCGATGTTCACGGTCGGAAAGTTATTGATTGGGCAATTCGATAGGCGACTGAATGAGCGTTTTGTCGCTCAAGATTTAGCACGCAAAGAATCTCAAAAACATTGGGATACCAAGTTTACCGCGCTGGAGAATGCCGCCGCAGCTGAAGCGAATGAGTGGCGGCGTATTGAGCGGGATATTTTACTGATGAAAGCGGACCTGCCTAATCAGTATGTCCGCAGGGATGATTACATTCGCAATCAGAGTGTTATCGAATCCAAAATCGACGGGCTGGCCGTACGCATTGAAAACGCTATTTTAAAAGGGGAACGTCATGGCTGATTTAGCCAAAATACGCCGCGAAGCGGTCCGCTGGATGATTTTATTAACGCTGAATAATGCCAGTCCGGTGGGTGCGTTTGAAAGCATCGTGCTATCGGTAGTTCAAGCCGAATACCCGGACGCGACGCAGGATGAGGTGCGCAAGAATCTGGATTATCTGGAGAAGCGGAATTTAATCAGTGTTCATAAGCACCCTGATGGCCGCTGGTTTTGCGAGCTGGAGCGCTACGGCATGGATGTGGTTGAGTATACCGTCGATGTGGAGCCGGGTATTGCACGGCCGGTGAAGTATTTCAATGCCTAAGCCATCCGCAATTGACGGACTGACGCCAGAGCAACGTACTCAGTTTGAATCCGAGCTGATCAAGCGCAACTTTAAGGATTACACGGGCCTGGTCGAGTTTCTGGCCACCCGTGGGCTGGAGATTTCGCGCAGTTCCGCCTATCGGCACGGTTCTAAATTGCAGCGCCGGTTACAGAACGTACGCAACTCGACCGAGGCGGCGCGGCTGATTGCCGAAGCAGCCCCTGATGATGCGGATTTGCGATCAGCGGCGGTGATATCGCTGGTGCAATCCGAGCTGTTTGATGTGATGGTGACGTTGCAGGATCTGGATGAGGCGGAACCGTTTGAACGGGTTGGGCTGCTGAAAGAATGCGCACGGTCGGTGCTGGATATGACAAAGGCCAGTGTGTTGCAAAAACAATGGGCTGAAAAAGCCAAGGCCAAGCTGCAAGCTGCGGCGGCAGAGGCTGAGCCTATCGCTAAAAAGGCCGGGTTGTCCGACTCCGATTGGGCTGCGATCCGGGCCAAGTTCCTGGGCGTTGAAGTCGAGGCCGGGTAATGGTCTTTTCTCAATTAGATGCGTTATTGGCAATAATGTTTGCGCTGTTAATTACGTTGGCCAGCTTACCTAGAAGCGGAAAATGAGCGAAGTAGAACCGGTCACTGTAGAGCCTATCGAGGTTTCGGCAGGTGAAAAAAAAGACCTGCTCGATTTGGTTGATGAGCAGCAAGCGTTACGCGCTACGCGTAAGTTGCCGCCCGAGCAAGTCCCTAAAATTCTGCTGCCTTATCAAATCCGCTGGCACCTGGATCAATCTAATGTCCGCATCGCGGAAAAGTCGCGCCGAATTGGTTGGTCATGGGGCTGTATCGCGGCTGAAGGCGCGTTGGAAGCGGCGGCCGAGCGCGGCATGAACCAGTATTACATGGGCTATAACATGGGTATGGCCGCTGAGAATATCGGCGATGCGCTGACCTTTGCCCGCGCGTATGGAATGGTTTGTTCTGCAATCGATATTAGCCGCGAGCGCGAAGTAAGGCGCGAGGTAAAAAATGAAGTGATCAGCGAAACGCGGCAAGATATTACCCGGTTTCGGCTGACGTTCGCCAGCGGCCATATTTATGAGGCGCTATCGTCGTCGCCATGGAACTGGCGAGGCCGTCAAGGTCATGCATTGATTGATGAGGCGGCGTTTCACCGCAATTTGCGCGAGGTGATTAAGGGTGCGCTGGCGTTTTTGATGTGGGGTGGCCGGGTCGATATTATCTCTACGCATAATTCCGAAGAGAATGATTTTTTCGATTTAATACGCGAGGTTAAGGCTGGCAAGCTACCGACATGGAGCTTGCATCATATCGATTTTGACAAAGCGATTGCAGAGGGATTTTACAAGCGTATCTGTCTGGTGACGGGCCGTGAATGGACTAGGCAAGCTGAGCAAAAATGGCGGGATGAACAATATGCGAGCTATCCCAGCCAGGAAGATGCTAATGAGGAGTTGGGCTGTATCGCTAAGCGCGGTTCCGGCGCTTATTTTACGCGAATGCTGCTTGAGCAATGCATGATTGATGATGTGCCGGTGATTTGCTGGTCTAAGCCGGCCGAGTTTGTCACTGATGAGAATCGGCTGACAGAAACGGCGCAGTGGATTACGGATAACCTGAAGCCGGTTATCGATAATATGACGATGCACAAGACGGTCTATGGTCAGGACTTCGGTCGATCTGGCGATTTGTCGGTGATAGATATATTGCAAAAACGCGACCCTGCCCGCTGGACGATGGCGTTCAAGCTGGAACTGCACAATATTCCTTTTGACGTGCAAGCCGTAATTCGCGATTACGTTTTAGATAATGTACCGATGCTGCATCATGCGGCGTTCGATGCACGCGGCAACGGCCAGTCTCACGCAGAGGCCGCGTTGCAGTTGAAAGGCAAAGCCCGGGTATCGTGCCTGATGGCGACTGCTGCGATGTATATGGAATTTTTCCCGAAATATCATCAATGTCTTGAGCAGCGCTCGTTTTTGATTGCTCGGGATGAAGACGCTATCGCGGATCATCGCCGGGTGGTGCTGGTTAAAGGCAATCCGACGATGGATAACGGCCATGATAAAGGCAAAAACGGTTTAAAACGGCATGGCGATAGTGCTATTTCCGGGTTGATGTCGTATATCGCCACGCTGGCCGAGGGCGGGCCTATTGAGTTTGAGGCTACCGGCGTTAAGCGCAGCTATTTTGTCGAGCTGGGGCAGGTTAAGGATTTGGTTAATGTCGAGCGCGGTACGGTGCGCGGAATGAATGATTTTGATGGGTTTGTGTGGTGAAAGTAGGCGTTCTATTTAACCGGTATGGCGTCTGGATCGGCGCGCATCACTCGACATACAACAAGCGGCTTTGTATTAATGTGCTGCCGATGCTGACGGTGTGGATTGTGTTTGAAGGCGGCGTTTTGCCTAAATCTAATGTTAAAAATTAAGCTATGAATATCATCGATTCAAGAACCGGAAAGCCTTTTGCCGCCAGTCAGCCTATTTTTGATGAGGTGGCCACTACTGAAAACGGCCGGGACATCACTCTAGGCTATGTCGATAGTCTGCCTTTATTGCCGACAACTGACCCGATCCAGAAGCAGCGCGGCTTCGATCTGCGCGTTTACGCCGAAACTCGCCGTGACGATCAGGTACAAACGGCCTTGCAACAGCGCAAATTGGCGTTAACCGGTAAGGAGTGGAATGTGCTGGCCGGTGGCAGTAAGCGTCAGGATAAGGCGGCGGCAGATTTTATTACCGAGCAGCTGGGCAATATCAACTTTGATCGGGCTAATGAGAAGATGCTGGGGACAGGGTTGTTTTACGGCCATGCGATGGCGGAATGTTTGTGGGCCAGGGACGGGGCGAATATTGCCTTGGCTGATATTAAGGTCAAGAATGTCAGGCGGTTCGGTTTTGCGCCTAATGGCGATTTGCGTCTGCTGACGTCGGAGAATCCGATGGGCGAGGCGGTTCCCGATCGCAAGTTTTGGGCTTTTTCAACCGGCGGGGATGATGACGATTCGCCGTATGGCCTGGGTTTGGCCCACTGGCTGTATTGGCCAACGTTTTTTAAGCGCAACGGTATTAAATTCTGGTTGATCTTTTTGGAAAAATTCGGCATGCCGACCGCTGTAGGCAAATATCCGCCGGGGTCTTTGCAAGCCGAAAAAGAAAAGTTGTTACATGCGTTGGCGGCTATCCAAACGGACAGCGGGGTCATTATTCCTGACGGCATGACCATTGATCTGTTGGAGGCGGCGCGTTCCGGTTCTGCTGATTATACGGCGCTGTATGGCCGTATGGATGCGGCAATCAGCAAGGTGATTTTAGGCCATGCCAGTACGACGGACTCCACGGCCGGCAAGTTGGGCGGGGATAATATGGCCTCGGAAGTGCGCTCGGATATTACGGCGGCCGATGCGGATTTGATTTGCTCTTCGTTCAATCAATCTGTCGTTAAATGGTTGTGCGAGTGGAATTTTCCGGGGGCGGCGCAGCCTAAGGTGTGGCGTGAAGTGGAGGAAGCGGAAGACCTGAAGTCAAGAGTGGATAGGGATAAAGTGATTTACGATATGGGCTATAAGCCGACGTTGAAATATGTCACTGAAACGTATGATATGGAGGTTGAGGCTGTTAAGCCGCCAGCACAGCCGCCGACCGATTCGCCGTCGGCGGATGCCACGGCTACGCCTGATGCTGCGTTTGCCGAGGCGGATAGTATGCAGCCTGGGCCGGATGATGTTGATCCTACGCCGGTTTCGGCGATGACTGATCAGCTCGCGACCGAAGCCGGCGGTGCGTTTAAGACAATGATCGATCAAATTACTGCACTGGTGGATCAAGCTGATTCGTTAGAGGCATTGAGCGCTAAGCTGCTGGACGGTTATGGTGGCTTGGATAGTGATGAGCTGTCTAATGTGATGGCGCTGGGGTTTGCTGCGGCTGAGCTGGCTGGGCGATTTGATGTGAGTGAGGGTGGCTGATGGCTAAATTAGTGTCTGTGCTATTTGCCAGAACCGACAGCAACTATAAAAGCATCAACGGCTGTGACGTTTGGGACATTAACCGCGACGCTTTACAGTGGCCGGGCGGAACGCCCGTTGTAGCCCATCCGCCCTGTCGCGCCTGGGGACAGTTAAGCCATATGGCTAAGCCCCGTAAAAATGAGAAGGAGCTGGCGCTATGGGCGGTTGATAGGGTTCGGGAATTTGGCGGCGTTCTGGAGCATCCCAAGCAGTCAAAGCTATGGGCGGCCAAGAAATTGCCGTTACCGAATGAGGTTGATGAGTTCGGCGGTTGGACGCTGCCTATCTTTCAATGTAATTTCGGACATACGGCGGAAAAGCCGACTTTTTTATATATCGTCGGCATTACCCCTGAATCCATGCCGTTGATGCCGGTATCGCCGGGGCCGGAGGCATGTATTATCGGTTCTCATGGGCGGCGCTCCGATGGTAGCCGCTTGCAACCCGGCGATTACGGCTATCGAAAGTCATGTTTCAGGCCCGATAGGGAACATACGCCGCCTAAATTAGCCGAATATCTGGTAGACATAGCCAGGCTGTGTGAGCCATGCCGTTAACTATATCTCCTACCCAGACTGCTTTTAACGCCAGAGGCGACGGCAGTTTTAAATTGCCGTTCCCGGAACAAATCGATTTTTTTAGGCAGAAGCAAAACCTGCCTACCGAGCGTTACGATGACATTCTAAAAGAGGCGCATGATCGCGCGTTTGTGGTGGCCGGGGCAATGAAAGCTGATCTGTTGAATGATCTGCGCAAAGCGGTGGACAAAGCCATCGCCGAGGGCAAGACCATTGACTGGTTTCGAAAGGAATTCGAGGCGATTGTGCAGAAACACGGCTGGGAAGGTTGGACGGGTAGCGATACTAAGGCCGGACGCGACTGGCGGACTCGGGTGATTTACAAAACCAATTTGTCGGCCAGTTATGCCGCCGGCCGCTGGCAACAATTACACGATCCCGATCTGCTTAAAGGTCGTCCTTACTGGAAATATATTCATAACGATACGGTCCAGCACCCGCGCGAACTCCATGTAGCATGGTCAGGGACGGTGCTGCGCTATGACGATCCGTGGTGGCACACGCATTTTCCTCCCAATGGCTGGGGCTGCCGTTGCCGGGTTGCGGCGGTTACCGCCGATGAGTATACAGGCGCAAAACCGCTCAGTGGCGATACTTATACTTATATAAATAAGGATGGCAAGATGCGTACCGTACTCAATAGGGTCGATCCAGATTGGGATTACGCGCCGGGGAAAAGCAATCTTGACAAGTTGATAGGCTTTCGACAGCAAAAAATGGAAAACCTGCCTTGGCAATTGGCCCGTTCAAATGTGATGGATTTGGTCAACAGCTCTATTTTTGCTCGCTTCTTTAGCGGTGAGCTGCACGGTGAGTTTCCGGTCGCGGTGCTGCCGGTTGAGGATCAGGCGTTATTGGGTTCGGATACTGCGACGGTGTTGCTGTCGCAGCATTCTTTGTCCACGCACTTGCTTAGTCACCCTGAAATAGGTTTGGCGGATTATCGTAAGATACAGACCATTTTGGAAGAGGGTGAGGTTTATCGCCAAGGCGATGAGCGTTTGATTTATCTGGCGCTGGACGGTGTTATCTATCGGGCGGCATTAAAACGCACGATGGACGGACAGAAGAATTATTTTTTGACGCTGTTTATCGATGAGCGTGGCAAACCGCCGGGCGGGGCTGTAAAAGTTGAACGGTGACTCACCGCGCGGGAGGCACCCGCGCTTGCCCTCATCAATCGCTGCTGCGAAAGGGGTCGGCAGCCGAGCCGACGGTGAGCGGGTTAAGTATAAATCAATCATGTGGCAATCATGGAAATAATCTACGACGACGCTGAGGTAATCGCTGCTCTGCAACGTCTGCGCGATAGGGTGGGTAATATTCGCCCGGCGCTGGCCGAGATTGGCGAGATGATGACTGAGTCTACCAAGCGCCGGTTTGGTACGACAACCAGTCCTGATGGGGTGCTTTGGGCAGCTAATAGTGATGTTACTATTGATCGAAAAGGCCACGCTAGGCCACTAACAGGCGAAACCGGTGAGTTAATGGATAGCATTCATTATCAACTGTATGGGCATTATGCTGTGGAGATAGGGAGTAATAAGGATCAAGCGGCTATGATGCAGTTTGGCGGTACGAAAGAGGAGTTCCCGCATTTGTGGGGCGATATCCCGGCTCGTCCATATTTAGGTATTTCGGCGGCTGATAAAACAGAGGTGCTCGGTATTATTGAGCGTCATTTGAATTTATGATTTAAGACGGTGCGACTATTAAGGGTGTTACTGCACTATTAATAGCCACCTCTCGCAGAACCAGCCTGCGTTTGGCCTAGGCACCGTGCTGTGTACACAGCGGAGCTAGGTTATCACGCGAGCGTTATAAGATGGAAATTCGTTGCGGGAAATGTAGTAAAAAGTTGGCTGAAGGCGAGTTTATTTGTTTATCGATAAAATGCCCGAGGTGCGGTGCGATTAATCATCTGAAGGCCATCGAGCCTCTCATCAGTACGCCTAGAGCGTCAGACAAAGAGGTTTTATAATGGTAAATCCAATGATTCCCTGGGTAGGCGGTAAAAGGCGTTTGGCCAAACACATTCTGCCAATGTTCCCTGCTCATGAGTGTTATGTTGAGCCGTTTTCTGGCGGCGCGGCGCTATTTTTCATGAAAGAGCCGGTGCGTGTTGAGGTAATCAATGATATTAACGGTGAGTTGGTTAATCTATATCGTGTTGTGCAAAATCATTTAGAGGAGTTTATCCGGCAGTTTAAGTGGTCGCTAGTCAGTCGGCAGATGTATAAGTGGCTTAAGCTGGCGCACGTTGAAACGTTGACCGATATCCAAAGGGCGGCAAGGTTTTACTATCTGCAAAAAATGGCTTTCGGCGGTAAGATCTCGGGGCAGACATTTGGTACGGCTACCACGAGCGCGCCCAGGTTAAATTTGCTGCGGATCGAGGAAGAGTTATCGGCGGCTCATTTGCGGTTATCTCGTGTGTATATTGAGCATTTGGCGTGGGATGATTGTATTCGTCGGTATGACAGGCCGCACACGCTATTTTATTTAGACCCGCCGTATTGGGGGACCGAAGGTTATGGCGTTGTTTTTGAATTTGATCAGTATGCCAGGATGGCTGAATTAGCCGGATCAATCAAAGGCAGTATGATTATTTCGGTTAACGATATCCCTGAGATGCGGCAAGTATTTTCAGGTATGGAAATGTCGGTGGTTGATATTAAATATACTGTAGGCGGTAAGCAGGGCAAATCCGCGAAGGAATTAATTATCCGCAATTTTTAGATTTTTTATGACGCCGTTTTTTCCGTTTAAAATCGGCGTTTTTTTTATTTTCGCTATGCGAAAGTTAATTTATTTTTTGCGTTTCGTTTTATTCTGTATCATTCCGTTTCATTTCATTTATCTCACGGTATTGCTTTTAAATATCTCACTCCCTGTCACCAAGCAACTTTATGCTCGATTGGGGTTCGCGGTCGAAGAAGCCCAAATACCGTATGAACGCATGGTTTGGTATCCCGCTTCCGTCGGCATTTTCAGTATGGGTAACTAACGCAGGCAACTTTTTAGCCGGGTGGAGGTGGCTTGTAATTTGGCAAGAACCTGTCTAAGGTCCTGTGTTTATTCGTGTTTCGGCTGATTCAATAAGATCTGTTCATTAAGACCGTAGAAAGCTAATCAACCATTATGATCCGCGCTGTTTAAGCGCAGTTGCTCCAGCAATTGATAATGCTTATTCATCCAGCGGAACGTCAGTTCCAAAATATGCGCATCGGCGGCGGCGCGTTTTTCGGCGCTATCGGGATGAAACGCGGTATCGCGCTGCTTTGAATGACGCCCGGCTACTGCGCTGAGATGGTCGGTGCCTAGACCGGTCAAATCCAGGCCAAAATGGGCCGCCAGCTTGCTCTCCAGCGCTTCCGGCAATTCCGAGTAATTCAGCAGCAGACCATTGCCGTGGCGCTCCACGGCCTGCCGGGCTTGGTCCATAATGACCGATAAAACCCAGGCGCCGTGGCCTAGCGAATGGTTCATTACTTCATCGGGCGGTTGCATGCCGTGTCCGGTCATAGAACCCGGCACCAAGTGCCAGCCGGGCATCCGCTGGTGCGACACTAGCACCTCCACCGGGTCTCGATACACAAATACCCAAGGTGTGCCGGGGAAGGCAGTCAACAAGCGATCGATATGAACCATATGCCAGCAATCGGTTTTCAGGAAAAGTTGACGGTCGCTTTCTCGGCGAGGCTGTCCCAAGGCGGCGAGCAGCGCCCGCACCGTCTCCGTATCGCTATAGGGTTTCGGCCATTGCAGTAATGTGTCCAACGGTTCGGGCTCGGACAGTACCACGCTGTCCGGCAAAGCGGTCAGCCATTGGGCCGCTAAAGTGGAGCCGCAACGGCTCATATGGAACACCATGCCTTTCAGCGGCAAGCCGGGATGACTCTGTGCGCGCTCCAGCAGCAAATCCAGCCCGCTTTGCCGTCGAAGCAACCGGTTGAACGGCCTGGATGCCAATTTTTGCAATGTGTCCTGACAAAACGGCTCAGTGAAGCGCTCCCGGCCCATGTAGCCCCAGTCCAGCGTAGGTTGATTGTCGCGGATCGACAAAAACAGAGGAATCCATCCGGAAAGTGCATCCAAGGGCGTCATGTCCGGTTCCTTTCGACCCAGGCTTTTCGTCCGGCGTGCATGGACTGTCGCACATCTTCATCTGTTAGAGCGTAGCCCTGGAGCGAGGCTAATTGCCGCACAGCGGCAATGAAATCATCGGGATCGGTTAAATTGAACAAGCGTTCATGCAGGGACGGAGTGTCGCGTATCGATTGGCGTAAGGCCTGAAAAGCGGGGTCGGATGTATCAGTCATATTTAGATATTAATGAAAGCGTGCCTGTTTTAGATCCCGAAGCTGGTAAAGAGACCTATGCGGGGCTGGGTTTGCAACCCCGTTTCTAACGTTTTTGCGATATTAGAGCAATGCGTAATATTTAACGAATGTAAACGTTTTGGACGGAATAACATGCCACGTCCGGCTTGTAGGCTATTTACCCAAAAGCAAAGTTCGCAGCCAATCGTTTACAACGCAATCCAGCAGCATATGAATCCGTTCGGTCTTGCCCCGGTTGGAAAAGCTGTGCGGTTGGTTGAAGTCGGCGTACCAGCACTCGCCGGCGGCCCAATGCTGATCGATACCGGCTATGCGGCATTCCACATCCGGGTTTGTCGATACCACCACATGGATGCGCGCCTCGCCGTAATCTAAGCCCAGCATAGGATCGCGATGCTCCTGGATAATCGCTCCCGGCCCCAGTCGCAGCAGCCGAACCGAGAGCAGCGGACAGCAAAAAT